TGAAAGAGATCAAGCATGGAGAGATAGACAAGATGAATTATTAGGTGATCCTAGAATGGCAGCACAAGAATGTGATTGTGATTTTAGTACTTCAGGTGATATAGTATTTTATCCTGAACATATTGATTTTTATGAAAAAACATATATTAAAGATCCATTAGAAAAAAGAGGAGCAGATCAAAATTTATGGGTTTGGGAATCAGCTGATTACACTAGAGATTATATAGTAGTAGCAGATGTTGCTCGTGGTGATGGAAAAGATTATTCTGCTTGTCACGTAATTGATGTAGAAAATAATGTGCAAGTTGCTGAATATAAAGGACAATTAGGAACAAAAGAATTTGGTCATTTATTAGTAGGTTTAGCTACCGAATACAATGAAGCAATGTTAGTGATAGAAAATGCTAATATTGGTTGGGCAACTATACAAGTTGCAATTGATAGAGCATATCCAAACCTTTATTATTCACAAAGGAGTGATTCCCGTAATGCTGATTCGTATTTTGACAAATACCAAGACCACTCCAAAATGGTAGCTGGTTTTACAATGTCATCTAGAACTAGACCTATGGTAATAGGTAAGTTTCAAGAATACATTAGTGATAGAGGAGTAACAATTCAATCAAAAAGGTTGATAGAAGAAATGAAAGTATTTATTTGGCGTAATGCAAGAGCAGAAGCTCAAAGTGGATATAATGATGATTTAGTTATGTCATTTGGTATATCTATGTACATTAGAGACACGGCATTAAAAATGAGACAAAGAGGTTTAGATGCAACCAGAAATGCATTAAATAATATATCAGTAAATAGAACATCATATCAAGGTGGGTACTTTTCCTCGGGTAATGATAATCCTTACCATATAGACACAAAAGATGGAAAAGAAGACATTAGATGGCTTCTATAATAATATTTATAACAATAATTATATACTATGGCAGACAAAGGCTTATTTAGTAGACTACAAAGATTATTTTCAACTGACGTAATTATACGTAATGCTGGGGGTAATCAAGTAAATGTGATTGATAGTAATACAATTCAAACTAGTGGTGAACTACAAACAAATTCATTAATAGACAGATATAATAGAATTTTTTCTACAAGCCCCTCTTCTTTATATGGGTCTCAATTTAATGTTAATTTTCAATATCTTAGACCACAATTATATTCAGAATATGATTTAATGGATCAGGATGCAATTATTGCTTCTGCTTTAGATATCATAGCTGATGAATCAACACTCAAAAATGATATGGGTGAAGTATTATCTATTCGTTCTTCAAATGAAGATATACAAAAAATACTTTACAATTTATTCTATGATGTTTTAAATATCGAATTTAACTTATGGTCATGGGTTAGACAAATGTCTAAATATGGGGATTTTTTCCTAAAACTAGAAATTTCGGAAAAATATGGTGTATATAATGTTATACCTTACACCGCTTATCATATTGAAAGACAAGAAGGATTTAATTTAGACAACCCATCAGAAATTCGTTATAGATATTCCCCAGATGGTTTAGTTAACTCAAATTCAGGATTATATAGAGTTCCTGGTCAAGCATTTCAAGATGATCAAACCGGTATATATTTTGACAATTATGAAATGGCTCATTTTAGATTAATTGGTGATGTTAATTACTTACCTTATGGTAGATCTTATATTGAACCAGCTAGAAAATTATTTAAACAATATACATTAATGGAGGATGCTATGTTAATACATAGAATTGCTCGTGCTCCTGAAAAACGTATTTTTTACATGAATGTTGGTTCTATTCCTCCAAATGAAATAGAAGCATTTATGCAGAAAACTATATCTCAAATGAAACGTACTCCTTATGTAGACCCAAAATCAGGTGAGTATAATTTGAAATATAATATGCAAAACATGATGGAGGATTTTTACATCCCAGTTCGTGGAAATGATACAACTACAAAAATTGATACTACTCCTGGTTTAGATTATGATGGTATACAAGATGTAGAATATTTAAGAGATAAATTATTTGCAGCTCTTAAAATTCCTAAAGCATTTTTAGGATATGATGAAAATGTAGAAGGTAAAGCTACACTAGCAGCTGAAGATATTAGATTCGCTCGTACAATTGAACGTTTACAAAGAATTTTAGTCTCAGAACTTAATAAAATAGCACTTGTACATTTATATGCCCAAGGGTATAGAGATGAAGCATTAACTAATTTTGATTTATCAATGCAAACTCCTTCAATAATTTTTGAACAGGAGAAAATTGAATTAATGAAGTCTAAAACAGAATTAGCTCAATCATTACTACAAGATAATATATTACCTTCAGATTGGATTTATGACAATATATTCCATTTATCAGAAGATCAATATGATGAATATAGAGATTTAATGCGTGAAGATGCTAAACGTAAGTTTAGATTAGCACAAATTGAAGCAGAAGGTAATGACCCAGTTGAAACTGGAAAATCATATGGTACACCTCATGATTTGGCTTCATTATATGGTAAAGGAAGAATGTATTCAGACCCAGGTAATGTGCCAGCAGGATATGGAGATGATGTTGATTTAGGAAGGCCTAAAGATAGTATTACTAAACATGGGAAACAAGATAGTAACTTTGGTAAAGATCCATTAGGAACTAAACGTATGAAAGATACAGATAAAAATGATTCAAGTGATAGTAGAACAGATACAAATAAATCTGGATTAAAACTTGAAAGTACTCAAACAACTTATCTAAAAAACCAAGATATATTTAAAAAAATGCATAAAAAGCAATTGGTTTTTGAACATGACAAAGATGATTCTTCTCTTTTAGATGAAAAACAATTAAAGGAATAATAATCTTTACATATTTATAAATAAATATATTTTTGATGAAAATAAAACACTCCAAGACAAAAAATACAGGGATTCTTTTTGAACTGTTAGTGCGTCAAATAACAGCCGACACGTTAAAAGGTGGAGATTCTCCTGCAATCGATATATTAAAAGAATATTTCGTAAAAACTTCATTAGGTCGTGAGTACAAATTATATGAGTCTATATTAAAATCTAAGGTTTTAAATGAAGGAAGAGCAAATATGGTAATTACAACCATTTTAGAATCTTCTAGTAAATTTAATCGTACTACTTTAAGAAAACAAAAATATAACTTAATTAATGAAATTAAAAAACATTATAAACTAGATATTTTCTTTGGTGCTAAGATAAAAAATTATAAAGAATTAGCTTCATTATATACTTTAATTGAGGGATATAATTCTAAAGAAGCTAGTAATTCTGATCAAATTATTTCTAACAAAATTACTTTATTAGAACATTTAACTAAACAAGAAGTTAATACTAAGGAAGTTAAAGAAGATGTTTTAAAAGAATTTCAAACTTATGATAAAGATTTAAGAATACTTACTTATAAAGTAATTTTAGAAAAATTTAATAACAAATATGATAGTTTATCCCCAGAACAAAAACAAGTTCTTAAAGAATTTATTAATTCTGTAGATTCTACTCCAGGCTTAAGAAATTTTTATAATTCTAAAATAAATGAATTAAAATCTTTACTAAAAGAAGAAGTTAAAAAGATAAAAAATAAAGCTACTAAAATTAAAATTACTGAGGTTGCTAAATATTTAGTTGAATTATCTAAAACTACTAAAGTTGATAATAACAACTTAGTTGATTTGTTACAGTATTATGAACTAGTAAAAGAAATCAAAATCGCAAATGGCGTTCAAATATAAAATTAAAGAAGCACCTGCCCCTAATTTAGCTAAACAAGGCAATTATAAAATTGGGGATATTACTTATTCTAAAGATGGTAATATTAAATATACAGTTAATTCTATAGATCCTGAATCGGGTCAAGTAGGATGGAATGTAGTTGAATTACCTTCATTTGAAAAACTGAATGAAACAGCAGATGAGTTAGTTGCTACAGCTAAAAAAGTTTATACTAAAACTAAAGATGATGAAAAGTTTAAAGAAATATATGAAGATGCTAGACTTATAAGAAATAAAATTAGAAGACATTTACGTAATGAATACCCAGATGAGTACAAAAGAATGACTATGGAAGGAGAGGTTGAAGAAATGTCTACTTCTGGTGGGGCTGGAGCTTATTTAACACCATATGCATTTAGAAAAAAAGGTGCTAAAGCCGATGATGAAGCATATACTGAATTAGGATATACTTTAGCTAAAGAAGGTAAATTAGGTGATGGAGCAGATTTAGGCCCAGGACCTAAAGCAACAGAAGATGGAGTTAAAGATAATGCTTACGTAAAACAATTTAAATATAAACTAGTCCCTAAAGATAAAAATGGAAATTATGTACAAAAGGGTAGTGGTTTAGAAGTAAAAAACCTTTTTTAATATGTATAAGTATACATTAGTAGAACAAGATGAAAAAGCATCTAAATATCAAGAAGAGCGTATAATGGCTTTTGATGAATTAGAAGCTAGATTAGATAACATAAAAAAATTATTACGTCAAGCAAAAATAAAAACTATAAAAGTATATAGAGAACAACCAGATACTTTTGCTGTAGTAAAACCTACAGATATAATAGGCGATTATATAAAAGATATTGAAACATTATTAGAAAAATAAATTATGAAAAAAGCAGAAAAATTATTCAAAGATCTTCTAAATGAAAATTTAGGATACATTGATTTAAAACCCATTACTAAAATTGAATCTTCTCCTAAAACAGATTTTGAAAATAAATTTGCTGAATATTTGGCTGAAGAAACTAAAAAAGCTAAAGAAGATGAAGCAGTAAAAGTAGATTCTAAAAAAGTAGCTAAAACCGTTGAAGAAATTGAAGATCATAATTATGATTATAAAGATCTAAAAAATTTAAACAATCAAAATGGCCAAGAAATAATGAATGGCGTATATTTTGAAGCAAAACAAAACCCAAATAAAACAATTGAAGAAATAAAAGAAATTGTAGGTAAAAATTTAGCTAAAGATGGTCAGTATTATATGAAAAATGCTGCTTTTGGAGTTGAAGGTTTGGGATATGTAGAACAAAAAGTTGAAGAAAATACTGGTGAAGATTATGGAGGAAGTGGATACTCAGCTAAAGTTAAAGAAGTAGTAAAAGAATCATTAATGGGTGGGGTTGTTACTTCAGGTCATCCAAATTCTATATCATCACAACAAGGAGCTGTTGTAAAACAAATGATGGAAGAAAATGATGAATTAGAAGAAAAAAAATATAAACAAGGATACGATGATAGAGAAGATGAATCTTTAGGTGATCGTACTGGTGCTGAAAAAGACAAAAAACAATCTATGAAAGATCGTAGAGATGATTCATATGGAAAATTTGGTAAACGTGATGCCGAAGCTAAAGGTAAAGCTAAAGGCCCAGGAAAAAATAAAGTAAAAAAAGAATCATTAGATAATGATTTAGCTGAAATTGATAAGCAAGCTCAAATAGTAGCTATGGAAGCTAAATTAGATAAATTAAGTGAAGTAATTGAAACTAAATCTAACCGTATTAATATGGTTACTGAGGATGATAATTTAGCTGAATTAATGGATAAAAAGAAGCTAAAACAAATGCAGAAAGAAGTTAAAATCTTAGAAAAAAGAAAAGCTAAGATGGAAAAAATTTATGAAAAATCCTGTGGTAAAAAATATAGAAAAGAAGATTTAGTTGATGAAACTGTAGTTAATGGAATTGAAGTAGAAGAAGTAGCTTTAGAAAATGAATAGATCACTACTAATAGAAACAAATACCTTTAAAGTTAACCCTCTCCAATTAACAGAAAATGTTAATAAGGAGACGGGTAATTTAATGGTTGAAGGTGTTTTAGCTACAGCCGAAGTAAAA